TAGGTTTCCCGTCGCCGACAACGCCCCGGTCACGGCGAGGCCGGTCGGACTCCATGTGCCAAGGCTTGCCCCGTTGCCCATAAATCCAAGCGTGTTTCCGCCCGCACGATAGAAACCCGTGTCCGTGTCGTTAATAAAGTAGATTGCGCCGGTAGCCGTTCCTGCGGTGCCGTCGGCGATCAGAACGCTTTTGTTGGCAATCAGGTTTGAGGTCGCTGCTAGGGTTACGTCGCCGCTCGCGCTCACCGTCGTAAACGCGCCCGTGCTCGGCGTCGTGGCTCCCACCGTGCCGTTGATGTTGATTGAGGCCGTGCCCGTCAGGTTCGTGACCGTGCCGCTTGTCGGCGTGCCCAACGCACCATTGAACAGCACCGGAGCACCCGCGCTGCCAGTGTTGACCGCCAAAGCCGTAGCGATGCCCGTGCCGAGACCCGAGACGCCCGTGCTGATGGGCAGGCCTGTGCAGCTCGTTAGCGTGCCGCTCTGAGGTGTTCCGAGGATTGGCGTGACGAGGGTTGGAGAGGTGGCAAAAACGTTTGCGCCGCTGCCGGTTTCGTCGGTGAGCGCAGAGGCAAGATTGGCAGACGAGAACGAGCCAAGCGAGGTGGCGTTTCCGACCGACGTAATTGCGCCGGTTAGATTGGCGTTTGTCGTGACATTGCCCGCCGTCAGTCCCGAAGCCGTGCCCGTGATATTCGTGCCCACCAGAGCCGAGGGAGTGCCCAGAGATGGCGTGACCAACGTTGGAGAGGTCGCGAACACAAGCGCACCCGATCCCGTTTCGTCGCTGACCGCCGCCGCAAGATTTGCAGAGGACGGCGTCCCGAGGAACGTCGCAACGCCAGAGCCGAGACTCGTCAGCCCGGTGCCGCCGTTTGCGACTGCGACCGGTGTGGTCAGCGAGAAGACGGATCCGGTCAGCGTCAGCCCGGTGCCGGCGGTAAATGTGCCCGCGCCCGAGAACTGCGACCACGGCAGAGCGGTCGTGCCGAGCGTGCCGCCCGCGTTCGCCGTGCAGACGAAACCGCAATCGGCGTTCGTCGTGCCCTGCTCGATAAACGTAAAAGCCGAGGTTAGCGCGTCCCACGTGTTCGCGTCGGTCGTGCGAGTCCACGATCCCGATGCGCAGAGATAAATTCCGTTGTTCTGAGAGAGCGATTGGTTCTTCACCAGCACGCGATTGCCCGCGACGACGCTCACGCCGTCGATTGTCTGCGCTCCGCTCAGCGTAATGTCCGCCGTCGTGGCTGCGACGCATGAAGCTTTTGCGTCGAGTCCTTGCGCGACGGTGTCCACGTAAAGCTTGTTCGCGATGTCGGTCGAAGCCGTCGGCGTGGTCGCAACGGTTCCGGCCGTCGCGGTGAGGCTCGCAATCGTTCCGAGCGAGGTCAGCGAGGATGCTGTGACGCCGGCCGCGAGCGTAGTGCCCGAGAGCGTGCCGGCCGCCGCCGTCACCGTAATGGCCGCAGTTCCATCGAAGTTAACGCCGTTGATTGCGCGAGCAGTCGCCAGAGCGGTCGCGGTGGCTGCGTTGCCCGTGGTGCTTCCGCTCGATCCCGTCACGCTGCCCGTGATTGGCGCGGTGACGGTCAAGCCCGAGAGAGTGCCAACACTTGTCAGGCTCGATGCGGTCACGCCTGACGCCAGCGTTGCGCCGGTAAGCGTGCCGGCTGCGGCTGCGACGGTGATCGCTGCCGTGCCGTCGAAGTTGACTCCGTTGATCGCCCGGGCGGTCTGCAACGCCGTAGCCGTGGCCGCGTTGCCGGTCGTGCTGCCGGACGAGCCGCTGACGTTGCCGGTGAGATTCGCCGTGATGGTGCCGGCGGTAAAGTTGCCGCTGGCGTCGCGTGCGACGATTGCCGAGGCGGTGTTTGCCGAGGTCGCAGTCGTTGCCGAGTTGCTTACTTTCAACGCGGTCGAAATTGTTGCCAGCTTCGTGTCCGCGATGGCCGCGCTCGCGTTAATGTCCGCGTCAACGATGACGCCCGCCGCGATGCTCGTGGCGTTGCCGACGCTCGTCACGTCGCCGGTCAGGTTCGCGTTTGTGGTCACGTTGCCGGCGGTCAGTCCTGCCGCGGTGCCGGTGATGTTCGTGCCGACGAGAGCGGTCGGAGTCCCGAGCGCCGGCGCAATCATGGTCTTGTTGCTCAGCGTGTCCGTGGTCGCACGTCCAACGAGCGTGTCGGTCGCGTCTGGCAAAGTCACAACTCGGCCAGCCGTTGAAACGGCATCAATCAGCGTAACCGTCCCCGCCGCGCTGGATGAGCTGCGAAAGCGAACGCCCTTGTTGAAATCCGTGCCGTCGCTGATCGTGAAAAGCCCGCTGCCTTTCGGCTGCAAATGCACGCCGATATTTGCGCTCGCGCCCTCGGCAAGAATGTGGAGCGGGTTGCCGACGCCAGTCCCGTTTTTGATCTCAACGTAATCCGTCGCGCTCGCTACGCCGGTCAGTCGCACGACGTCGTTGCCGCCTCCGACAATTCCGACCGTGTCCGCGGCCGGGCGATACATGCCGGTGTTCGTGTCGCTGACGAAAAAGAGGGATGGCGCCGCTTCGGTTCCATCGGTGAGCTCGATCTGTCCCTCGTTGCCGATAATCGTGATGTCAGTTGAAGTCTGGTTGATCGTGATGTTCGCCCCGGCGACTAGATTCTTTGGGACGTAATTCGGCCCGACACTTCCAAGAATTTGACCGTCGCTCGGCGCTGGAATCAGGTCGGTAATCGACGCAACGCTCGGCCCGCCGCCGCCGTGTCCGCGTGCTGCGCTCAGCGTCCAGTTCGTCGCGTTCCGGCCCGGCCGATCGCGGTTGTCGTTAATGTTCGACACGAACGAATCACCGTTGAACGTCACGAGGTCCAACTTTTGATAGGTGTCGTTCGGCGTCCACTTGCCGCGAGGATTCAGCCCGCGAGGTTCGGCGAATTCCTTCCGCAGTTGATCGATCTCGCCGGCACGCGGAAAGCGTGAGAGTTCGTCGGTGACGATTTCCTTGACCGCGCTCGGCAAAGCCGACGCCGCCTCTGCGATTCGCGCCTCGGCTTGCGTCAGAAGCGAAGCGTTGTTCTCGCGCTCGGCCATTAGCACCGAGTAACGCGCTGCCGTTGTGACTTCCAAAGCCTTGCCGAGTTCGTCCACCTTCGCGGTCAGCGCTGCGCTGGATTGCGCGTGCGCGTCCTGTGCGCGGGCGATGACCAGTTGCTCAAGCTCGCTGCGAATCGCTGGCTCGATCTCTTCGAGGTTGCGCTCGATCTCGGATGACAAATGGTCGCGCAACTGCGGCAGCGACTCCACCAGCTTTTTCAGCTCGGCGCGCTGGATGATGGCCAACTCAACGAGGTTATCGATTTCGGTCTGGGTGTGGATCATGGGAATTATTTTTTGCGCTTCGGTTTGCTCAGCTCGATGATGCTTTGGTCACCGGTGACGCTCTGCTTCGTCTCTTGGATCGTCGTCATCTGCTTCGCCCGGTATTTCTGCACCGCGTCCAGCCAGTCCTCTGCTGCGAGTGGCGTGTTGCGCGCAAACTGATGCTGCACTTCTGCGGCCGCGACGGATAGGTCTTTTTTCTCCGCCTGCTTGTTCAGCCGCTCAACGATGGCCGTGCTCCACGAATAGCCCTCGTCTCCTCCCCAGCCCATCCACGCCTGCCAGCCTTTGCCTTGTTCGTCCCACGTCTCGCCCTGCTTGTCGATTTCGTGCCGATCGAAAAAGGCTTTCATCCGGCGAACGGTTTCCTCGGACATTGGCCGCTTGTTGATGAGGTCACGCGCCCGGGCGATGCCGACGCTCGTCATGCCGCGCTGTGACATCGGCTTCTTCTCGCGGATCTCAAGTGCGCGCCGTGCGTTGTCCGCCATCGCGTCGGTTGGAATGTAGGAGCCGTCTGCGAAGTTGATCGTGACGAGATTCGCGTCGTTCTGGATCTGCTCGACCGGCTCGATTGCGGCCGGTGCCGCTGCGACGCTTGCCGCCTGCGCCTCTGCTGCGCTCGCACCCACCGCGTCGCCTGCCGCGGCTGCGGCCGCTGGCGTGCTTGGGAGTGAGGTCGTCGTGAGGCGAATCGCCGTCTCCGGCACGCCGTATTTCACCGCCAATTCCTTCACAAATCCGGCTTCAATTGCGATCTGCTCCAGCCGAGAGAAAGCATCCGTGCCTTCCTCGGCTGCGATCTCTTGCAGCGACTTAGCGCCTTGCCGGTTTTCGTTCATGTTCGCCGCTGACTCGCGGCCGACGTCGATTGAGAGCTTGGCTGGAAAACGCCACTCGCCCTTGGTCGCTCGGCGCAGAGCTTGAACCATTGTCTCGCCCGCGAGCAGCGGAGGCGGAGGAATCTCGCCGCGTGCAATGGCGTCGAGAATCACGGCGTCCTTGATCGGGTCGAGAACCTTGTCGGTCAGCACGCCCTGCTTGTTCGTAAACACTCGGTCGGCTGCGGCGAATTCTGCGCGCACGCTCGGTCCCTTGTAGTCCTGTGTCCCGAACAGCACGCCCTCGGGAACGCCCACGCCCAGCGCGATCTCGTGCATAAGGTGCTGCACGAATCCGGTGAACGCTTGCGATGGACGCGACGGCATGACTTCTACGCGGTCGGAGTTCTGGAAATATCGAATCATGCCGACCTCGGTCAGCTCGTTCTTTTGCGTCTGGCCGCTCGGCAAGTTCGCCGCAGGGTTTGGCTGGAAAAGGTTGCGCGGGTTCGCGACGCCTCGGTCGTTGAAGATCAGCGCCGCCTGCTGCGACGAGAAGCGCACGCCGGCCTTTTCCGCCTGCAAGATTTCGTGCAGCATCCGCGCCGTCTGGATTGCGCTGTGCAGATCGGTGACGCCGCGATATTGGTCCACGCGGAACGGGTCGAAGTAGTGGCAGAACTGATTTGCCGGAATGTCCTCCGCGCCGAAATAAACGCCT